CATGAGAGGAAAATTAATTAAAACAGATAATGGTTATATCTTAGATGGTGATAACTTACCTAATCCTAGAAGATTATCCATACAAAACTGTAATGAGATATTTGGAGTAGTTGATGTTGAGAAGTTGACATTTGAATGTATGAAGAATACAATAAACCAAGAAACTGGTAGTGATATACATAGATTAAGTGTTGGATTAGGTTTTAAAAAAGGCTTCAACAAAGCAATAGAGTTGAATAAAGACAAGTTGTTTACTTTATCAGACATATCTTATGCTATTGCTTTTAGTGGAAAAATGAAACCATCTCAAATAGTAAAAAACTTGCTTGAACAACCAACAGAAATTGATGTTGAGGTAGTCATGGATAAAATACCTGCTGATTTAGCACCAGGTGGTTGGGATGTGTTTCCGAAGTTAGATTCTCAGGGATGTATAATTTTAAAAAGAGTAGTATGAAAGTAAAATTTAGAATAATTAGAAAAGGTTGGAAATCAATCTCAATCTATACAAAGAATTGTGAAACAGTAATTAGATATTGGGGAGGTTTAAAATTTGATATTGTAAAACTTTATAAATGCAAATAAAATGAAAACAAGTGACTTAATAATTGGAAACTATATAAAATTAATGTTTAATCATGAAGATTATGAAACTTTACAAGTTACTTTGAATGATTTAGTAAGTGTAGATAAAAAACAAGCAGTTTATGAACCAATCCCACTTACAGAAGAATGGTTGTTGAAGTTTGGGTTTAAAAAAGATTTAGAGAATGATTTATATTTAGAGTCAACATCTACAAGTTTTTTTGTATGGCAAAATAATAGAGTTGAATTATTAGATAATAAAAATAATATATGTATCTCTCATTGTGAATATGTTCATCAACTTCAAAACCTATATTTTGCATTAACTGGAGAAGAATTAACTTTAATTGAAAAAATATGAAAAAAGAACAAGAAGACAAGCAATTCTTAGGTGGACTGTTGATAGGAATTATATTAGGAGCATTGATAGGTTACTTTACCTTTAGAATAGTAACTGCTGTTCAAAATACTCCTATTAAAGAAGCTCAGGTAGAGCATTTGGAGAAAAAGATAGGTGACTGGAGTCATCATCCTAACAAGGATAAGAGAAACTATTTTGAAGTAATGTATAATAATTCAAGCAAATGAAAAATATATTTTTATTACAAACGGAAAAACCAAGCAGGTTGTTTGACTGTTTTGGAAAATTAGGTATTGGAGATAATACTACTACAAGAGAAGGATTGCAAGTTACCAACCAACACCTCTACATCACTTCTGATGAAGAAATTAAAGAAGGTGATTGGATTTATAGTGTTGTAGATAATAAAATTTATAGAATTGTTTACTCTAAAAATAATATAATACAAAGTTTTTTTCACTCTCACTATTTAAATGAAAGTAAAAAAATCATCCTAACAACAGACCAAGACTTAATTAAAGATGGTGTACAAGCTATTGGTGATGGGTTCTTGGAGTGGTTTGTGAAGAATCCAAGTTGTGAAAAGGTTGAGGTTGAACATTTTGGAACTTGTTGTGGTAATCAATCTATCACTCAATGTATTAATTGTAAAAAATACAACCCTGTTTACAAAATCATCATTCCACAAGAAGACCCTAATACAAATTTAGAAAAACTACCATTTCCTGAATTAGTTGAAGAGCTTGCTAATTATTATAAAGAAGTTCCATTAGTAGAAGAACCTAAACAAGAAACACTTGAGGAAGTTGCTGAAAGATTATTTCCTTTCACAAAAGATGATTCTAAAAATAGAATTATAACCATTAAACGACTTTTTTGGATTGATGGTGCTAAATTTCAAGCTGAAAGGAGTTATAGTGAGGAAGAAGTAGGTGAATTGGTTTATAATATCATTGGGCAATATGCCAATCAAGTTAACATTATGATTGATGGAAATATAATTGATGGATTATTTGAACAATTTAAAAAGAAAGCATGAAACAAGTAACACTTGAAGAATTAGCAAAAGATTTTTATTCAGATGATGATGAAATGATGTTAAGAATTGCCTTTAAAAGAGGTTATACAGAATGTGAAGAAAGAATGTATAGTGAGGAAGAAGTTTTAGATTTACTTTATAAGCTATGGGAAGCTAATCCAAGAAATATTAAAGAATGGTTTGAACAATTTAAAAAGAAAGCATGAAAAACTTATTACTAATACTCTTACTATGTCTTTCAGTAGATGTAGTAGGACAAACTATCCTAAAGGATAGAAAACAAGAACTTAGAATTGAAAGAGTTATTCAAAATTCTGAAGGTACTTACAAAGTATATTTCCATGCTACTTATTTAGTGCTAGGAAATAAAGCAGAAACAGATTATTTCTTAGAACAATTGTTAAATGCAATCAGTACTGAGAAGATTGTTAATTCTTATGTAGGAAACACTTCTGTTAAGTATGTTCCTTTTGAGGATGAAGTAGAAGTCTTTGCTAAGACATCTAGTTTTAAACTCAGTAGAAAACAGATTCTTAAAATTAAAGAAAAATTGTTATGAAACAGTTTATTTTAATAGCTTTTACACTCATGTTATTTGGGTGTCATGAAGAACCTAAACAAGTTTATGAAACTCAAGTAAAGACTTATGTTATTAGTATGAAAACAGATCCTGTAGCAGGTAGATCTGGAAATCCCCCAATATTATATTTTCAAACTCCTACTTCTACTGAATGTTCTTGGGTAGATATTGATACTTACAATAAGTATAAAGTAGGAGATACTATTCAAGTACTAATTAAGTATTGGGAAAAACCTAAAAAGAAGTAACATGAGTTTTTTATTAGGAATAGTTTCAGGTATGTGTATAATGTATGCTATGAAAACAAAAGAACAAACAGAAGTACAAAAGCAACTTGAAAAGCTCAAGGACTTTGACACATGGAAAGAATGGAAAAATAAATAGTTATGGAAAAAGAATTTGAAAAAGAATTTGTTACATATGAGTTAGCTTTAAGAATGAAAGCATTGGATTATGATGAACCTTGTATGGCATCTAGAGATATGGGTAATAACAATGGTCTTATACAAGTACCAACTTGGCAATCTGCATTTAGATGGTTCAGAGAGAAGTATAAATTTTATGCTTCAGTAGTTCATATGAATAAAAAAAATGCATTCTATATTACTGTATATGGTGAAGAAAAAATTGAGTTTTATTTTGATACCTACGAAGAAGCAGAAATTGCTTGTCTTACTAAATTAATTGAAATTGTAGAATCTAAAACAGAATAAAATGAAGAAATTATTATTAATTATAGCATTTATTGCTATTACTGTAAGTGCATTCTGTCAAGATACAGAAAGAGCATATGCAGCACAAGTGGGCACATGGTCCAAAGTTAAAAATGGTTGGGTCTGGGGTAATGTTCAAAAAGTAAACTTAACTATTACATTTGATAAGTCTGTAGTGTCTATTAACAATGAGATGGGTTCAGTATTTGAAACCTTAGAGATCTTTGATAAAAAAGATGATCATATTACCTGGAAATCATTAGATGAAGAGTATATCACCTGCTACCTTACCATGCAATATACAGATGACTATACTGTATTGATCATTACTTATGACAATGCATGTTTTAGATATTACTATTAGTTATGGCTGATATTAGTAAATGTGCAGGCATTGGTTGTAAACTAAAGCATCATTGTTATAGATACACTGCACCTGATAGTTATTGGCAATCATATGGTGACTACAAACCAAAGAATAGTAAACTATGTGATAACCAAATAGAACAGAAATGTCCTCATTGTGGGATAAGAAAAAGACACAGACCAAGTTGTATAACTAATAGGATTTGATATGACTGCTTTAGAGATTGACAAAATAAGAAGGAAAATAGTTAAACAAGGTTTTACATCAAAATATCCAGGAGGGTCTAATGAATATATGCAATATATTAGTAATCATTATGTTAGTCCGGGTAATAGGGTTATGGAATTAACAAATGTTCACATTAAGTTTATAGCATCAAAAAGACTTTCTACAAGTGGAACTACTGTTATAAATCAATGGTATGTAGAAATTACTATTGAACATGGTCTTTTTAGTTATAGATTTAAAACCTATGATTATTATCCTGATACAGTAGATACATTACTACTAAGAGTTAAGCAGTATATGGCTTTTGAAGAATTTCTTAAAAAATAAAATTATGTCAAATGTTAGAATGATAGGTTGTTTGCATTTTGGGCACAACTCAGTAGCAAAATACCGTGGGTGGGATAATGCTGAAGAACAAGATGCATACTTGATAAAGCAATGGAATAAAGTAGTAAACAAAAAAGATACTACTTATATCCTTGGAGATATTACCATGGAAAAGAAACTAGATTATTATAAACTAGATTTGTTACATGGTAGAAAGATTGTTGTTGGTGGGAATCATGATAAGTATCAGCATTCAAAACAATTAATGTTATATGTAGAAGGTATTACCGGAGCAATAGATTACAAAGGATTTATTCTTACACATGTACCTATTCATCCTAATGAAGTACATTTCTACAGAGGTAACATACATGCTCATATTCATCACTTGAATAAGCTTGAAGAAGTTGTAACTAAGAATAAGTATAATGATCCCGGAAGTGTTCCTGGATTCACTAAAAACAAGTATTTTAATGTTGATGCTCATCTTCTAGATTACACACCTAGAACTATTGATGAATTAATACTAAGACAAAATGGAAGCTAAAGAAAAAGCAATTGAATTAGTAGAAAAATATGCTATATGGAATTGGACTGAAACAACATGTAATTATGAAGGAGCCAAACAATGTGCTTTGATTGCAGTTGATGAGATATTAAATCAATGCTTGGATTATCGAGACATAGACTTATGCAGAAGTTATAACTATTGGCAAGAAGTTAAACAAGAAATCAAAAAGTTATGATTATGGAAGCTAAAGAAGGACTATTAAGAATAGGTATACCTACAGGACTTGGTCCTAAGGGTGTAAGAAAAGAAGCTGTTGATATTGCTAAAGCTATGCTTACTCAAATGGGTGCTAAATACATTAATAAAAGATATACTAAGTATTATGTACCTGAAAATCCTAATTTGGATAACGGTCATTTTGATACTGTAAGATGGGGAGTAGTATTATCTACCGAAGTTCCAGATGTAGAATATGCTAGATCAATTATGTTAAGTTTTGATTATGATAATATACAAATGTTAGATTCAGAAAAAAGAAACTTACATACATATTATAATGAAAAACCTTATTTACGGCATAACCAATTATATAATTACAAAAAATGATTAGTAAAGCAATGCAATCATTCTTGGTTGCAATATCAGATGAACACTACAGGTTGACTAAAGATGTTGATTCTAATATTAGTTATCTATGGTATTTGTATAGTGCAGGAGTTAAAGCAGGAGAGTACAGACCCTTTATATTTTATGCAGAGGTTAACTTAAATCTGTATATGGGCTTGATTAATGAAGATGAAAAGGATAATATTATACATATGATAGAGTCACCTGATAGGGAAAACCTGTATCTCGCGTATCTTGCACTAGAAAATATTAGGAAGGAAAGGCACAAAAAGTTTGGTAGTATGATTGAGTTTCCTGCTTATAGTCAGGTAAAAAATGATTATCTTTATAAGATTCTCAGTCATGATTTATTTAAAAAAACCATGTAAAATGACAGAAAAAACACTGAAGAAATTAGGATTTATTAAAGTCAAAGCTAAAGATTCTGAGACAAACAATGGGTATGATTACTATTATTATGTTTTAGACATAACACAAGGATTAAGTTTAGCATCTACAGATAGTGATGAAACTATAAGTAGAAAAGGTTGGAATGTCATATCATGGGATATTCCGGATCTAGAAATTACAAAGAAAAAGCAACTAAAAGCTTTTATCAAATTATGTAGAACAGTAATTAGAAATTAGCATGCAATCATTAAAACTTATAAAGAAAAATGGTAAGTTGACTTATCTACAACCTAAAGATAAGTTAGCTTATAAGATCTTTGAAGACAAAATCAAAGAAGGTCAAAAAGTAGAAATGTATTTAGATCTTGCAGATGATGATCATAGTAAAGGACAGCTTGCAAAAGTACATGCTTGTATTAGAGAGTTGGCCAAAGAAATTGGTTATACCTTTGATGAAATGAAAACTATCATAAAAGGAAAATCCGGTCTATGTATGGAACAAGACGGTATTTATGAATGTAAATCTTTTGCAGACTGTAGTAAAGATGAATTATTACTAGCTATTGAAGCTTGTATAGAAATAGGAAAAGAAGTCAATATTAACCTTCAGTAGGTTCAACATATCCTTCATCTCCAGGTTGCAATACATCTTTTTCTACATATAGATTCTCAGCTTTAAATTGAGACTCCATTTCAGCTAGTAAAAGAGTAACTGTGTAAAAAGATTTTTGAAGATCATCCATATCAGTATAAGCTTTTGTCATGATGTGTTTAATGTACTCATCAGGTTGACTTTCTTTACCAATATTTAAGTATAGGTAGTATGATAGAGCTTTAGTCATTAAGTAAAAACTCTTATTGACTTTGATTGATACTACCGCATCATCTTTAATTTCTTTAACTTTGATAGCCATAAACTTTATTTTAAACAAAAATATGAAACAAAAGTTAGATTTAGAGGAAATTAAACAAAAAATGTTTGAAAAGTTAGAACCTTCCGGGTGGGGACGTGTTCTTAAACCATTTATATTTAGTGGTGACTTTGATAATATTATCTCTCAGTTGGCCAGAATGGCTACTGATGGGAAAAGGTTCACTCCTACCCTAAAGGACTTATTCAAAGCTTTTGAAGAATGTCCTTATAGTGAGCTTAAGGTTATCCTTGTAGGGCAAGATCCATACCCCCAATTTGGTGTTGCTGATGGTATTGCTTTCAGTTGTAGTAAAACTAATGAATTACAGCCTAGTTTACGCTTCATGTTAGATGAGATAAACAGAACTGTATATAATGGTCATCCTGGTAGTTTAAATGTTGATTTAACCAGATGGTCAAATCAGGGTATACTAATGCTTAATACTGCTCTTACAACTACTGTAGGTAAAATTGGACAACACTATAAGATATGGCAACCTTTTATTGCTTATCTGTTTGATTATTTGACATGGAACAACAATGGATTGATCTATGTCTATCTTGGTAAACAAGCTCAAGAATGGGCTGACTCTATCAATGATAACAATTATAAATTTAAACTGTCACATCCAGCAAGTGCTGCATATAATAACAGTGCTTGGAACTCTGAAAGTGTATTTGTTGAAATACAAAATCTTGTTGAAAAAAATTACAATCAAAAACTTATTTGGTAATGACAGAAATATTTAATAGACTTATACAAGAGAATATTACTCCTAATGCATACTATGTTTTATGCTGTATTAAAGAAAAAGTAGTACCCAAAAACTTTGTAAATAAAGAATTAGAATGCAAAAGACTGCAAAGCGATCAATGGCTTACAGAAGATTTGCAACTCACTAGTAAAAGTATTATTTTTACAGAAGAAATTGGTGGGTTCTTTAAAAGAACTAAGAAAAAAGTATCAAAAGATTTAATGGGTGCAGACTTTGTACAAAAAATCCAGGAATATGTTCTCATATTTCCTAATAGGAAACTATCCTCTGGAAAATATGCAAGGACTAACCCAAAGAATCTTGAGAGTGCTTTTAAATGGTTCTTTGAGACATATGACTATAGTTGGGAGTTGATCCTAGAAGCTACAGAAAAATATGTAAGAGATTATGAACTTAGAAACTTTGATTACATGAGAACATCTCAGTACTTTGTAAGAAAACAGAACATTGACAAGTCATTTGAGTCTGAATTAGCAAATTACTGTGAGTTGATTAAAACAACACCTGATGTTGATCAAGTTTATTTTACGGAGGCTGTAGTATGATACCAAGTTTAAGAATTAGTACATTAATGCTTGGGCTTGCTATACTTGGAACAGTACTTTCCTGGTTCATTATTAATCTTTTTGTTGTGAATATCACCATTGGACACTTTGTTATCATAGAAATCATTATTAGTGTATTTCATCATATGTATAACAAAGCAAAAGAACAGTGTAAACAACAAAAATAAATACAATGGCAGAATTATTTAATGGGGCAAGACCCTTGATTCCAGTAAGTGAAAGAAAAGCATTAGAAAAAGCACTTTTAAAAATGCGCGCAAGAAGAAATGGAGAAGTTAAATCTCTTAGGAGTGCTTGGCCCAAATTTAATGATGCATTTTGTGATGGATTGGAGTGGAGAACTATCACCGTAGTTGGTGCTAGACCTGGAACCGGTAAAACTTTATTTATGGAACAGTTAATCAGTGATATCATTGAGAACAATCCTGACCAAAAATTTAGAATACTTAAGTTCCAGATGGAAATGGTTGATGAAACCAGTGGTGTGAGAAAGTTTAGTCTGAAAACAGGTTCTGATTACAATACATTAATGAGTAAGGGAAAACAAATAGATAAACATATCTATGAAAAATGTGTAGAGTACTATCATAAAACCGCAGCTACAGACATAGTGGATGTAGTATATGATGCATGTACAGTAGATGAAATGTGCGCAACCATTCATTATCATATGAATAAGCACAAACTAGAAGATGGGACTTACCCAAACATGCTAGTAGCAATTGATCACTCTGCACTATTCAAAAAGGCTAGAACAGAAAAAGACAAGTTTGAAATGCTTGGTTCATTAGGTGAAGCGCTCACCATGATGAAGAAGCACTATCCAGTTGCCTTTGTTGTGTTAAGTCAGTTGAATAGAAACATTGATGACCCTAAAAGGTCTGAGGAAGGAACTTACGGTAATTATGTATTAGATTCTGATATATATGGTTCTGATGCGTTGTTGCAACATGCTGATGTGGTATTAGGTATTAATAAACCTTCAATACGGAAGATCAGAAATTATGGTCCAGAAAAGTATATCATTAGTGACACAGATGTATTAGTCTTTCACTTTTTGAAATCAAGAAATGGTACCACACGGATAAGCTTCTTTAAGCTAGATCGGACTACAATGAGGATTATTGAGATTGATACTCCACCAACAGCAACAAAGCAAAAGTTAAGTACAAATTAAAAAAAAAGTTATGAGTTTAAGACAACAAAAAACATCTGAATTCTTTGTGCAACACATGGAAACATTCAGAAAGTTGGGAATTATTGATCCATTCTTTGTGATTAAAACAGCATTCTTTCAGAAAGGTAAGTATGGAAGACACACTCAGTTTTTTGAGTGGGAATTAAAGAAAAATGAGGACATTTATGTTGAGTTTTATGACAATGTACATGATCTTAATGGAAAGACTGTAGATTACAAACCTTTTCATGAAGACAGAGTGCTTTGTAAATACAAAATCAACCCTCATTTTGCTGAAGAGTATGAGAAAAAGGAAAACATCAATCAGAATACTGGTGAGCCTTACTTTACTTATACTGTTCCCTTAGCTGAAATGATTGCTGTCAACCCTGATGGAAGAGAAATGACTTATCCTATGTATGAAAAATCTAAGGAGTCACCTTCTAAGGAGGAAGCAGTTATGCCGAGATTGCAAAATAGCCTGGCTTTTCCAAATTTTGAGGAAGAACTGATTAAAAAACCTGAGCAGATAAAAGAAACTACCCTAGAAGATTTACTAGTGGGAGATGATGTATCTTATTCAGAAATGACAATCAGAGATATTGCTGCAATAATTTGGAAGAAACCAGTAAGCAACAAATTATGGTTAAATTCTTTAATTGAAAAACAATGAGTATTGTATTACCAACTACAAAGGTTTTGGGAGGACGTGTAAATCCCAAAAGAATAGTGATCTATTCAAAACCAAAGACCGGTAAAACTACAGCTTATGCTGGTCTGGAAAATAATCTAATTTTAGATTTAGAAAATGGTACTGATTATGTAGCAGCTCTGAAAGTAAAAATTAACAGTCTACAAGAATTACTTGACACAGGTAAAGCTATTAAAGAAGCAGGTTGTCCTTATAAGTATGTTACTATTGATACAGTGACAGCATTAGAGGAAATGATTATGCCTTTAGCAATCAAGCTTTACAAACAAACACCAATGGGTAAAAATTTTGATGGCACAAGTGTTATCACTTTACCAAATGGTGCAGGATATTTATATATTCGTCAAGCATTCTTTCAAGTTTTAGATTTTATTGATACCTTAGCACCCCACATTATTTTATCTGGTCACATTAAAGATAAACAAGTGGATGATAAAGGAGAATTAGTAATGTCTGCAAACATTGATTTGACTGGTAAAATTAAATCTCTGATCTGTGCAAATGCTGATGCAATTGGCTATATGTACAGAAAAGGTAATAAGACTTTCTTGTCTTTTAAAACAAATGAAGAAGTTACTTGTGGTGCAAGACCTGCACATCTTAGAAATGAGGAGATAGTAATAACTGAAATGGTAGATGGTGTCCTAACAACAACGTGGGACAAAGTATTTGTGTAACAATTTAAAATAAAATAACAATGGGATTAAGTACAACTGATTTGAGCACTGGTGGGTCTGGCCTTCCAAAAACATTAGCTCCAGGAAATCATGCATTAAAAATTAACAGTATTAGTTTGGATGATTATACATTCATTCCAGGTGCAAAACATTTGATGATGCATGTAGAAGGTCAACCAATTGATGGTTTTCAAGGTTTCTTGATTGACAAAGATGATGAAAGCAAAGGACACTATGCTGGTCAAATAGGTAGAGTAAAAGCAAGCCAATATGCATTTGCAGATGGAGAAACTAAAACTGGTATCAAAATTCAGAGAGATAGATCCATCATGATGTTTATGCAAAATTTATGCAAAACTCTTGGAATCAATGACTGGTTCATTGCTCAAGATAATTTGCATGATACAATTGATGACTTGATCAAAGCATTCAACAATACAGCACCATTTCAAGATATATATCTTGACTTCTGTGTTGCTGGTAAAGAATATGTGGGTAAAACTGGTTATACAAACTATGATTTGTTTTTACCAAAATCTGAAAAAGGTAAGTATGCATTTGGAGAAGAATCCGGTGGTAAAGTATTAACCTATGATGAGAAAACACATTTAGTTAAGGCTAAAACAACAGAAGTAAATAACTTTGGTAATGATGATGATGACGACTTTAGCGTTCCAGCTAAAACATCTTCTGACTTTTCACTTGATTAACAACTAGTTAATTACAGGGGAGTCAGAGATGGCTCCCCTTTTATTATTAATTAAAGTGTTATGATTTCAACAAAAAATTTAATTTCATCTATTGTAGATGTCCCAGTTGAATGGGTTTTTGAATATTATCTTAATCTGAATGAAAGATTGAATGGACAAGACATAAAAATCTTATCTGTATTTAATGCAAAAGATAAAGTGCCTTCAATGTGTATATATTATAACAGTGGAATTTACAGATTCAAAGATTTTTCTTCTGGGTTTCAAGGTGATAATGTTGAATTGGTTCTACGCATGTTTAATTTACAACACCGTTGGGAAGCAGCAAATAAAATAACTTGTGACTATCAAGAATATGTTACAAATAATGACAGAAGGTTTGAAGGTGAAACATTCAATCTAGATAGATACAAAGTTGTTGATTATGAGATGAGACACTGGCAGACACATGATCAAAAATATTGGAGCAGGTTTCATATTGGATCTAAAATGCTTGAGTTCTATAATGTTGTTCCATTATCTTATTATGTAATGGAAAAAACTCAGGTGAATGGTGAAATCAAATCTTTTAAACATGCTAATGGTTATATCTACGGTTATTTCAAAAATGATGGTACTTTGTATAAGATCTACAAACCAACAGATAGAGATAGAAAGTTTGTTAAAGTTCAAAATTACATTCAGGGCTCAGAACAACTAACATTTGATAAGAAGTATCTAGTAGTTGTATCTTCCCTAAAAGACTTAATGGCATTCAGAAAACTTCAGATAAAAGATGTTGAAGCAATAGCTCCAGATAGTGAGAACAGTATGCTTGCTGAAACTACTATGTCTAAATTAATCCGGCAGTACAAAAAGATTTTTATAATTTTTGACAATGATGAAGCTGGTATTAAAGCCGCGCAAAGATATCATTCAAAGTATAAGATTCCCTATGTGGTTTTACCTTTAGAGAAAGATATTGCAGATTCTGTTGAAGTACACGGTATTGAAAAAACTAGGAAAATATTACTTACATTATTAAAAGAAGCATTATGAGTTGGATACATAAAGGTAAACAGTTTTCAGATTCTATGATTCCAGAAGGTGGAGTAGGTTTTATTTACATCATGACAGCTGTGATTGATGGTAAGTCAGTAGCCTATATAGGAAAGAAGAACTTCTTTGCTAATATCAAAAGACCATTAGGTAAAAAAGCTTTGGCTATGAGTACAGATAAAAGACTCAAGAAATATAGCCGGGTGATTAAACCTGATTACATGAATTACTACAGTAGTAATAAAACTCTTAAAGATGCTCACA